ATTGCAATATAGATATGGCAACTTTGGACATGGAGCTACCTTCTAATTCATACACTCCAAGTATGGATATAACACCCGTGAATGGCAATTATGGAACTTTGGTTTTCTTGGTTCTTAATGCCCTGGCTCCAAGTGCAGGATCATCGACGAGTCTTAAGATAACGGTTGAGGCTGTTTTTAATAGCCTGGACATGCGTGTTCCAACACCACGCTACGTTAAATGGGTCTCACAATCTTCCTTCTTAGCGACGATGGGTACCGCTCTAGCGGACAACTTAACAACTAAGGCAAAAACGGTCACAGCGGACTTCATCGATAAGGCCCGAAGTATTTTTCGCAAGGAGACAGGATTGCATAACCCTAACTCCTCAATAATTAATCAAAGAGTTATCGTTTCCGAGCGAAACTTTTTGAATACTATTGATACGCAAACATACTTCGAAACCCTTGATACCAATTTGGGGGCGAATAGAATAGTGGACTGCCCAGTCTTCAACACTACTGAGGACGAGATGCTTTATAGTCATATAATAGCAAAGAAGCAATATTTGGGAACGTTCAGAGTTAATCAGAACGATCCTACCGGAACGTTGTTATGGGTAAGACCTATTTCACCGAACCAATATGCCTTCGACAATTCTCAGGTAAGCGTTAAGTTCACTAACAATATTCGTCTATTGCACGCTTTATCTAGGGCGTGGAGAGGGGACATTAAGATTACTATCGAGGCCGTGATGAATAACAAACAGCAAGTTAAGCTGCGTTTATTGCAGATGTACAACCCGTCAGTGCAATGTTTGTTAGCATATCCCGACTATAGATCTATTCTTAATGCACCATCTCACTTAATGGAATTCAGTGAAGGGGGACAGACACATGAGGTAGTGTTGCCTTATTTGTGTCGAAACGAGCTCACGCAGTGCTCAGCTGAGCAATATGCCGAGGCGCTGTTCCATGGTCTATACTACATTTATGTAGCGCAACCGTTGGCAAATTCTGGCGACTCTCCTGTGGATGTTTATTTTAACGTTTACTATCAGGGTATGCCAAATTTACAGTTCTTTGGATATTCAACTCAAGCTTTAAAGGTCTCTTTTCCTGGAGTAGTTAAGTCTACCAAATTTGTATCTCAGTCGATGCGAGTCATGAATGAACCGCAGAAGCAGGAAGATCAAGAACAAGAGCGTCAACCGAAAGCAGCTGTTAGTAGGTTACAGACGATCGATTCGATACGCGATATAATTCGGCGAACTTATAACGTCTCGAAGTTTTCGCGGGAGTTGGACCCGGGTTACAATTATCTGGTATATGATATTGACGAAGTTTACGGAGAAACTACTGCTATGTTCACTTCACAATATGCTAATCCAATGCAGGTTGTGGCGTCAATGTATTATGGTAAATTTCCGTCGACCCGTTTTCAGGTCAGGGTGGTGTCATTTAAGAATGATGACAATGCTAGAACTGATACGGTGGTTTCGTCTGTTTTTTATGTACCTCAAAAACAATTCGTTTTTGCAGCTCAAGGACTAACTTACGGTACGGTAGTTAAGGAGGCTTTATGCCCTCTTATAGTAGGCGATCAAAATATTGATTTTCCCATCCCATACCAGAATCTACCTATAACGTGGAATCCGACTTTGTTTGCTCATGAATTTCATGTTCCTAACACATCTATATTGAAATTCGTTGGCGGACCTAAGAAGAATTCTACAACATATGTAGACCCCGACCATAAGTTAGCTACTCAAGATTGCGGACAACTTGTTTTTGTAATGTATAATCCATACTCGAGTCCATTTCCCGTAGAAATTTTAGTGAACGCAGGAGCATCTGACGAGTGTAGGTTCGGCTTTCATGCTGTAGCCCCGCTGGTAGAATATCCGACTGTTGGCTCGGAGGTAGTGACTGATGGAATGGGTAGAGTCGACAATCTAGACGCTTTACCTGCCCCAACTGCTCTTTCGTTCGTGAATTTTACGCGTACATAGACAAACAATTCCAGTTGTGTGTCTGGAATAGCAAAACACTTCCTGTCAGTGGGTTCACTGTCAAGTGGTTTATCAGGGGATAGACCATGCCCGCTTAAACTGAGCCGGTAACTCCAGTTGTGCGACTGGATAGCAAAACGCTCTCTATTAGTGGAGTCACTAATAAACCAATGCCCTTAATCAGGTGTTGTGCCCGCTGAAAATAGGCCGGCAGCCATTGGAATGAAGGTGATATTCATTCCGGGAACCTCCGCCCTGGAGCAAACTGGGCAACGGTAAGAAACCACCGTGGACATTCTTCACTCGTGTGAAAACTTGCTTATTACCTTCATTAGTCGTAAGTGAGCAATTAATTTTTCATGCGAGTTATAAATAAATAATAT